TAATCAATCCTGCCATGTTAAAGTTTAAACCCGAAGCTAAAAAGACTTGGGAAACTTCAAAAGATAATATTATTAAGTATATCAATGGCGAGATACAAGATATAGTAATTGATGATAGTATTGCTTTTGGAATTACAGATCCCAAAGAAGCAGAAGAATTTATAGATAAAGCCATCGCATATGAAGATGACTTTATAGCTCTCGACTCAGAGACATCCAATCTATATCCTAGAAATGGGTATATGTTGGGGCTGTCTTTATGTTATGATGGGCAGACAGCAGCTTATATTAGTACTGATTGTATTGATTTTAACGGAGTAATTGAGAAAAAATTACAAGAATTATTTAATAAGAAAACTGTAATTTTTCATAATGCTAAGTTTGACCTTGCATGGTTTGAGTATCATTTTGGCTTTAATTTTCCAAATATAGAAGATACTATGCTCTTATCTTATTTAGTTAACGAAAATCCAGGTCATCACGGATTGAAGTCATTGGCATTAAAGTATACTCCGTATGGAGACTACGAGAAGCCAATGTATGATTGGATAGAGAACTACAAGAAAGAAAACAGAATACTTAAAGCTGATTTCCAATGGGAAGATATTCCCTTTGATGTAATGAAAACATATGCCGCTATGGATGCGTTAGTTACATTTAAAGTATATGAGAAATTTGTAAAGATTAAAGAAAATGAAAAACTTGCTTGGGTGTATAAGAACTTATTACTTCCAGGTACTAGATTTTTACTAACTACTCAGGAAAACGGTGTTCCATTTGACAAAATGAGACTAATTGTAGCTCAGGATCTAATGCAACAAAACATTGATGAAGCTATCAAAAAGATGTATAAAGATTTTGATATAGAGAAATTTGAGAAATTAAATGGCAAACCTTTTAACCCTAATAGCACTGTTCAACTTCGTAGCCTTTTGTTTGACTTTATTGGCCTTAATCCTACTGGTAAGAAAACTGGAACAGGCCAACAGTCAACAGATTCGGAAGTCCTCAATATACTTGCAGAAAAGTCTGAACTTCCCAAACATATCTTGGACATCCGTCAAAAATCCAAAATTAAAAATACTTATCTGGACAAAATCATACCGCAGCTGGATAAGGATAGCCGTCTTAGGACTTCTTTTAACCTCCACTCTACTACTTCTGGTCGTCTTAGCAGTAGCGGTAAGTTAAATATGCAACAAATTCCTCGTGACAATCCGATTGTTAAAGGGTGTATTACAGCCTCAGCGGGGTCGCAGATAGTTGCAATGGATTTAACAACCGCAGAAGTATATGTGGCAGCTAAGTTGGCAAATGACGAAGCACTTATGAATGTGTTTCGATCCGGCGGAAATTTTCACAGTACGACTGCTAAAACAGTATTCAGACTGCCCTGTGAGGCAGAAGAAGTGGCCGAATTATACCCCTACAAAAGACAAGCTGCTAAGGCAGTAACTTTTGGAATTATGTATGGAGCCGGGCCACATAAAATAAGTCAACAAGTTACAAAGGACTCCGGAAAGTATTTCAGTGTCCAAGAAGCCTCCGAAGTTATACACGATTACTTCAAATCATTCCATAAATTAAAAGATTGGATTGCAAAAAATCAAAGATTTATAGAACAAAATGGGTTTGTGTATAGTTTTTTCGGGCGCAAAAGGAGATTACCAAATGTTAAAAGTGAAGATAAGGCTATTCGAAGTCATACAGTTAGGAGTGGTCTTAATTTTCTGGTGCAGTCTACTGCTTCTGATATTAACCTCCTCGGCGCAATAGATATGGATAAACATATCAAAGAATCAAATATGAGAGCTAGAATATTTGCTTTGGTACACGACTCTATATTGGCAGAAGTGTTTAATGAAGAAATAGATACATACTGTGAGACATTGCAACACTTTATTCAAAAGGATCGAGGATTATCTATTTCGGACGCTCCTATAGGTTGTGATTTCGAGATAGGAGATGACTACTCAATGGGCAAATTTGATAAACAGTATGGAGACTATATGAATGATAGTTACATACAGAACTCTGGATAAAGTAAATTTTCCAGTATTTATTCTACCATCAAGTAACTGGGACACAACGGACGGACTACTGTACCTAGACGGAGAGTTGGTAGATGACAGGAATATGTCAGGGACGACATTAGGACAGAGACGGCTTCAAACCCCGCATAAAGGGCTTCTACCTTTAAAAAAATCAGTAAATAATGTAATTGGTATTATAAAACAACCATCTTTTTGTTTTATAGATAGTACAGGTATGCCCTTTATTTATCAAAAAACAAAAATGTTACCGTTACGATATAGAAAAATAAGAAAAATTGAAAGAAAAACTGTAGCTTCTCTAATCTGGATAGAAAGCTGGAAGCCTCCTTTCACTATACCTAGACCTCCTGAGCCAGAGATGTTATGGGCAGGAGTATTATTTCTACGAGAATATCCTTGGATAATTTATGAGTATTCTGAAACTAAAAAGAAAGATACTCGAAGGAAGATATGAAAGCAGTATTAAGTAATAGGATTTATTTAGACGTAACTCCAGAAATCCAAGAAGAGTTGGATAAAGAGCTTACATATGTAGTACCTCCAAAAAATCCAAAAGATTTAGTCCCCCAAGTAATAAAAAACATGGCCATAGTACGTCCAGGTATTGTAACTATTCCTATAGGGCGTATTGACTTGATTCCACATGGACATGAGATTGTAGATAAAAGAATATTAAAACCAGAAACATTTCCTGAGTTCAAATTTGAGTTAAGAGATAGCCAGCAAAATGTGCATGATGAAGTAGAAGATAACTGCATAATAAATGCTTGGGTTAGTTGGGGTAAGACCTTCACAGGGCTATCAATAGCGGGTAAGTTAGGACAGAAAACACTAGTAGTTGTTCACACTATACCCCTAAGAAATCAATGGGCAAAGGAAGTAGAAAAAGTATTTGGGTTTAAACCTGGAATCATTGGTAGTGGACAGTTTGATACTAATAGTTCTATTGTGATAGGAAATACTCAAACTCTTTATAGAAATATAGATAAAATTCGTAAAGGGTTTGGAACTGTTATTCTAGACGAAATGCACCATGTCAGTAGTCCTACTTTCTCCAGAATCCTGGATACGAATTACTGTAGATATAAAATAGGTTTATCTGGTACTATAGAACGAAAAGACGGAAAACACGTTGTATTTAGAGACTATTTTAGTCCTAAAGTTCTTAAACCGCCAAAAGAAAACTTTATGTCTCCAGTAGTAAATATATACCATTCTGAGATAAGATTTATAGATGGCGCAAGAATACCTTGGGCTAATAGAGTTACAAATCTAGCAAATACTGAGGAGTATAGACATACAGTAGCAATGCTAGCCGCTGGTTATGCTCAAAGAGGCCATAAGGTTTTAGTAGTTAGCGACAGAGTGGCATTTCTAAAAAGATGTGCGGAACTTACAGGGGATAAAGCCATATGTGTTACAGGTGAAATCCCACAAGAAGAACGCGAAGAGTTAATAAACGAACTTCGATTTGGAAATAAAAACGTATTATACGGGACTCAAGCAATTTTTTCAGAAGGAATCTCTATAAATGAATTAAGTTGTTTAATCCTAGGTACACCCATTAATAATGAACCTTTATTAACCCAGTTAATTGGTCGAATTATTAGAAAAGAAGAAGATAAACCAACCCCTGTAATTATAGATATTCACCTCAAGGGGGATACTGCCAGAAGGCAGGCGTCTAACAGAGTTGGATACTACATGAAACAAGGATATGAAATAAAAGAGCTTTAAAAAATAGTTCTTGACATTCACCTTAAAGGTTGATATAATATATGCTGTTGTATGATTGGCAAAAAATATATGACGTATCTGAGGGCAATGTATTAGAGATATTCAAAATATTTGAAATGGTCTCCAAAAATCTAATCCCCGATAGTAAATATGATGTTCTCTATAAGTATAGAAAACATGATTTTACTGGCACTAGTTTTTTAGCTCATCCAGATGTTTTATTATATAATTCATACAAGCATACATATAGGGAGATAGCAACTTACTTAGCAGCTGCTTCTATTAGAAGTATATCTGAGTATCTTGCTCACGAAACCACAACATTAGAATTATTGCACGTTCCATTTGCAAATCTACTTGTTGACAGTATAAAAAACAATAGTCTACTTCGTTTAGATAGTGATAATTTAATTCACTTTTTTTATGAAGAAGTCCCAACGGAGAAACATTGAAATGGCAATTTCATTTAATCAGCAGAAGGGCTCTGCTCAAAAAAGCTCAATCGAAAGTTTTACCTATCGAGACGGAGACAACAAAGTCCGTGTCGTAGGCGACATACTTGCCAGATACGTTTATTGGATAGAAGGAACAAACGGCAAGAATATTCCTTTTGAGTGTCTATCATTTGATAGAGACACAGAACGATTTAATAACAAAGAAAAGGATTGGGTACGTGAGTACTATCCTGATCTCAAGTGTGGCTGGAGCTACGCTACTCAATGTATTGACCCTACCGATGGTAAGGTTAAAGTACTAAATCTTAAAAAGAAGTTGTGGGAACAAATTATGATTGCCGCAGAAGATTTAGGTGACCCTACTGATGTAGATAATGGCTGGGATATTTGCTTTAAGCGAGTAAAGACCGGCCCACTAGCTTATAATGTAGAGTATCAACTACAAGTATTAAAGTGTAAGCCTCGTGCGTTAACTGAAGACGAAATGGAAGCTATCGCCGAGCTCAAGTCTATGGATGACGTTATGGCTAGACCAACTCCAGATGCTCAAAAAGAGCTTCTAGATACAGTTAGAAAGGCTGCGGTTGGTGAAGTAGATGACACTCTTGAAGAAGAATTTAATGTGGCATGATATTATTCACAGCCGATTGGCACCTAAAGTTAGGCCAGAAAAATGTCCCTGTAAAGTGGGCATTAAATCGGTATGAGTTATTTTTTGAAGCAATAAGAGAGCAAGAAAAAAGCTGTTCTATGCATATCATTGGAGGTGACCTATTTGATAGGTTGCCTACTATGATAGAATTAGAGCTGTACTTTTCTTTTATATCTAAAGCTCAAAGACCCACTCTAATTTTTGACGGTAATCATGAAGCCACAAAAAAGAATAAAACCTTTTTTACCCAGCTAAAAGATGTTACTAGACAGATAAATCCACTAGTTAGTGTTATTGACATATCCTATGAGGATAAGGATTTAGGTTTTAGTATTCTTCCATACGCAGATCTTCATAAGCCCAATAGTATAGAAAAGTTCAATCCTGATTGGCCTCTATTTACTCATGTGAGGGGTGAGATACCCCCTCATGTGAAGCCTGAAGTTGATCTACATAGATTTGACCCGTTTCCGGTTGTGTTTGCAGGCGATTTACACGCTCATAGCAATACACAGAGAAACATTGTTTATCCAGGCAGTCCAATGACTACCTCTTTCCATAGAACCGAAGTCTCAACAGGATTTTTATATATTGCTGAGAATACTTGGGATTGGATATGGGAACCGTTTAACCTGCCTCAACTAATAAGAAAAACTGTAAAAAGTGCTGAAGAGATGATTCCTACAGATTATCACCATACTATCTATGAGATAGAGGGAGATATTCAACAGCTGGCATCAATTAAAAACTCAGAATTACTAGATAAAAAAGTAGTAAAGAGAAATTCTGAAGCTGCTCTTCTAATAGATAAAGACATGACATTAGAAGAAGAGTTAATTGAATATCTAAATTATATACTAGAAATAGACCCTAACAACGTATCCGAAATCATAGGAACATTTAATGATTACTCTCAAAAGGCTCAAATGGAATAACTGCTTTAGCTACGGTGATAATAATGAACTTGATTTAGATAGTAATAATGTTACTCAAATAATTGGTAAAAATGGTATGGGAAAGTCTTCCATACCATTAATTATTGAAGAAGTATTATACAATAAAAATTCAAAAGGAATAAAAAAAGCAGATATTCCTAATAGATATATCAATGATGGGTATGATATTCATCTGACTTTTACTAAAGAAGATACTTTATACGAAGTAATTGTGATTAGAAAAGCAAGTATAAAAGTGAAGCTTCTTAAAGACGGAGAAGATATCTCCAGCCACACCGCTACAAATACCTATAAAACTCTTCAAGACATTTTAGGTATAGATTTCAAAACATTTAGTCAATTAGTTTATCAAAACACTAATAGTAGTTTACAATTTTTAACTGCTACAGATACGAATAGGAAGAAATTTCTAATTGATTTGTTGCACCTGGAAGAATATGTCGTGATGTTCGAGGTTTTCAAAGAAGCCTCTAGACAAGCAAATGCTAAGATCGCTGAGATAAATGCGGCCATAGCAACGATAGAAAAATGGTTACGTGACAATAAATTGGAGAGTACTACCATACTTCCAATGTTAAATTTAGAAATTGATACGAGCGAAGATGAGGAGTCTTTGAGGTCTTTATTATTAGAGTTTGAAAATATCTCAGAAAAAAATAAAAAAATAAAAAATAATAATAGTTACAAAGACTTATTTAAGCAGATAAATATTAATAAAGCACACTCAATAAAAGCAAGTGAGTTGTTATCTTACGATAAGTTACAAACCGAAGAAGGTATTATAAAAGCTGCTATTAATAGTTCTAATACTTTATTAGAAAAGATGAAAAAATTAGGGGACAGTTGTCCCACTTGTGAACAAACAGTAGATTCACAATTTAAAGAAAACTTAATACAAGCCGAATTGGACAATATAGAGGAGGCAAAAGAAAAACGTGGCAACATATCCAGAGAGATCGAAAGAATCAAAACTAACAACTCTGAGTACAATACTAAAGTCAGTATTCAAAAAGATTGGGAAGATTTGTATAGTCGTATCGATCATAGCTTATCAAGTAAGCAAGTGGACGGTGATGAGCTTAGTAGCCGCATCACAGGAATTCGTAAGAGAATTCATACAGCAAAAGAAAAGCTGGGAGAAATCGCGAAAGAAAACGAAAGGCGCACCAAAAATAATACAAGAATCCAAATCATCCAAGAACAAACCGAGTCGTTCAAAAAAGACCTCGAAAAAGCCGAGGGTGAAGTTAACAAGCACAGTAAAGTCTTCGTCAACTTAGAGATTCTTAAAAAAGCATTTAGCACCAATGGATTATTAGCGTATAAGATAGAGAATTTAGTTAAAGAGTTAGAAGAATTAGTAAATACTTATTTAGCTGAGTTTTCTGATGGTAGGTTTACGCTTGAATTTGTGGTTTCAA